GTATATTTGAAACACCTGAACTTTTAAGCGATGAATCTTTAAGACAAACGACTACAAGAGACTCTGTACTTGGAGAAGGTGTTCGTTATACAAAAATAAAAACACAAAAAAAACACAAAAAAAAAACACAAAAAAACACAAGAAAAACAAGAAAAACAAAAAATCCTAAAAAAAGTAAGAAAAATAAGAAAAAATAGTAAGCAACATAGATCTAAAAATACAAAAAATACAAAAAATAAATATACGCCTATATTAAAATGTATATTTATTCAATCTGCTTGTCCATATTAAAATCAATGAACCCATATTTTCGCAAACACGTTCTTATGACACTAGATTCTCATGAACTATTTTTTATTAATAGTATTGTAATATTTACATTAGTTATCTTTTGGGGTCTTTATAAATACGTATTTGAAAAAACCGTGCATAAAAGTATTGAAAATTACAGGAAACTGTCATTTACTCAAATGGGGGCAATTTTTATGATTTGTATTTTATCCATTATCTCTACTATTTTTGTATATGAGTTTGACAAATATTATAATACACCACTTATTAATTTCATCTTTTCAAAATTTGTCTCTGTAATTGCATTAATTGCAGTAGGTATTTTTATATTTAAAGAAAAATATACATGGAAACAAATATTTGGAATTATTTTAGCCATCGTTGGCATATATTTTGTTACAGATAAAGAGTAAACTGTAAATCATTTACCCTAATATTTATGTCTAGTTTATTCATTCAAAAATAATATAAAAATATACATATAAAAAGTAGATGGGTATTAAAAACATACTATCATTTGTAATGTTGACTATTTTAGGATGCACAACAAGTGCTGGAAAATTGGTTGGCAAATACCGCAAAAGCATCATTTCACCTAAGAATCTTCTAGCTTATTCTATGCATTCACATTCACCATCAGCATTCATAATTAATAATTTAAAATCTAAGGCAAAAAATTATAAAAATACTCTTATAAAAAAAATACAGGATGAAGTTGAACTAGTAAGCCCAACCTCGCTAAAATGTATTGTTAAAAATAAGGACAACCGCCAGTTTGCAGATGATGCAAAGGGCAAGGAACTATATTTACAGGAAAATAATTTTATTAAGGATAAAAAACTGATTTCCATATCCCCTGGAGGATACAAGGGATTCTACATGTTAGGCACATGTTTATTTATTAAAGAAAATTATAATCTGGATAAATACATATTTTCTGGTGCATCTGCTGGAGCGTGGAATTCATTGTTCATGTCATATAAAGGAGACCCATTAGAGTTTATATCAAATATCATGGATCCCACAATAATAAATAAAACGGGATCCACATTTGAAGTTGAATTCTTATTAAAAATGAAGCTACTACAAATATATAAAAGTGAGGACTTTGACTTGAATCGTTTATTTGTTGGCGTTACAACATATAACAAGTTAAATTTCAACACAAATATATTTACTGATTTTGACAACTTGGAGGATGCTGTAAATTGTTGCATTGCCAGTTCACATATACCTCTTATTACTGGAGGTATTTTTAATAAATACCATGATATGTATTCCTTTGACGGTGGTTTTAGTGAATTTCCATATTTAAGCGTAATGAAACCATCTATGCACATTACTCCTTCTATGTGGGAGCCCCAGCAAAAAATTTTAGAAAAGCCTAATGTCTACAACAAAATTCAAACCTTTTATAATACTACTACTTTATTTTCAAGAGAAAAATATGACCTATTTGAATTATTTGACAATGGTTTTAATCATGCAAAAAAAAATAAAGATAAATTAGATTTAGTTTTTCATAATTAGTTGATTTTATTACAAATGCAAATTTCAACTAATTATGCAACATTTATGATTATGGTTATGGTTAGATTTAAAATGAAATAACATCCAGATCCTTCAAGTTCCAATACTCGCTACCTCCATTAGGCAATGGTCTGCGAATAATAAATGGAACTCTCTTTTGCCTTAGTTCCATTTCAGCAATAACTGCACCATCAATAATATTTTCGGGAACCCGTACAAACGGTTGAGCCCCAGAATTGATCTGCTTTGCGCGCTGACCTAAAACGCGAGCATACTCATATTTTGTCAAGAATGGACATGTTCTATGGAGATCATCAATAATTAGATTGTTCTTGTTGCGAATGACAACTGTAAGAGCTTCAATCTCTTCATAATTCTGGATAGTTGTTTCGGGATGAAAATTCATAATATAATTTCTATTAATTTCAGTATTAAATTTTTGCAAATAGTTTTCATCATTGTCATCATCTTCGTCATCATCGTCTTCTACAAGAGGAGGACGCGACAGAAGAACCTTTTGATTTTTTTTAGAAGCCTGTTCAGTAACCACATCAGTTTCTAAATCTTCCACTTCATCCTCATCTGCAGCATCATCATCATCATCTTCTTCATCTTCCTCTTCTGCATCAACTTCTTCCTCATCATCTAGACCAGTCTCTGCATCATCTTCATCAGCATCTGCATCTGTATCTTTTATTTCTACTTCCTCACCATCAGAGTCAGGGGCTTCTACCTCCTCCTCTTCCTCCTCTTCCTCCTCCTCTTCTACCTCCTCTTCTACTTCTGGATCACTATTTGCAATTTCAAAGTCATCGTCTTCGTGATAACTGCTCATTGTTTTACTGGTATATTATCTATAGATAGTTTTAATTTGCTTTTCAATTTTATTTTTATTTGAAACTCAAAGTATGTTTTAAAAATTTTATAAATATATTGCGCATTATATAAAATAAATGCAGCATTTATAGACCTTATTTCATGCAAAAAAAAATAATAAATATAAAAATTTGACATCAATTTGTGTCAAATTTTTAATAATTCAAAATACTTCTAAAATATTATTGCAAAAAGCTAGAACACTAGACGTTTGTCATATTAAATTACTTTTGATCCTCTGTCTTCCAAACAGTGTCGCATGTAGAGCACAAATAAACATACTTCATGTTTACCTCATCATATCTAATGTAAATAATCTCTCTAAGAGCAGATTCTGTGTTAGTTGCGCACTCTGCATTTGGACACAGGATGCGGTTAATGCGGGGCAAAGTGGGATCCAACTTGGTATACTTGTTGATAATGTGCGTAAAATTTTGCTGGCCTTTCTTTAACTGCGTTTTAATGACACATACGTTTTCCTCTCCCATCAAACTCTCCTCGTTGCCGCAGTTTCTACAATAATATATAAGTTTGTTTGTATTCTCCGCGTCAATGCGGATATAATACATATTGTCGCATTTATTGCAGAAGTGCATTCTTGATATATATATAGTAAATAATACTATTTATGTTTCAATTTTTGTTTTAATTTAAAATAAAACTATACTTAAATTAACTGTTTGCATTATACGCAACATTGACTTATTTTAGATCCAGGTTGACTTTGAGTTGGAGGTAGAGGTAGAGACTCCTCTTCCAAAATAATATTGCATGCAATACTCACATCCTTAAATTTCTTCATAACAGCCTTGTAATCTATTGACTTTTTAAATCTATAAACAACCGACTCTAAAATAACAGTATCATTCTTCTCCATCTTTTTCAAAAAAGTCAAAATTTTATTAGCATTCTTTTCAAAATTCTCCTTCACATAGGGATAAAATATTTCAAAACTTCCTGGATAAATACCCTCTTTTTTATTTACCATATCACACACAGCAACCTCCATATTTGCAAATTCAATTATTTGCGTATAACTAGTATAATCTGGATGTGTTTTTGTAATACCAGGCTCATTCAGCAAAGGGTTATTACACAAAAGTGTGCACAATGTAAGCAAAATAGTAGAAATATTTTGACAAGACGTCCACTGCTCTCCTCTCCATGTATTCAATACGGAAACGCAAACCTTTCCATTAACATAGAGATTTGGATTGAATCGCACCACACCATCATTTGTTCTATAAATCACCTTTGGAGGACTAAATGGATAATCAGTTGGAAAATCAAATTCAAAAAAATAGTTTCCTGCAAAATATGGTGTGTCCTCTGGACCAATAATAAGCGCATATCCTTTCAACATATCAGTATCATCGTGAATGTAATAGATCCCATTATCAGTCAATGGATTCTTCATAATTTGTCTAACATCTCCCAATAAACGCGTAATGGACTCCTTTGAGATAAAGTTTGTTGCAGTTGTTTTAGTTTTCTCCATTCCTACTTATAATGCTAAGACGTTTTTAACTAGGTTTGAATTATTAGTTAATTTCAAAATTAACTAAACTAAAAAAAATGAAATAGAAATATCTTTATATATTATACCAACAATCAATGATGTCATCATCGTGTCAATATAAAGACCTGCAAGATTTCTTAATAAAGCATAACTCAAAAGCACAAAAAGACAAGGATAAGGAAAAAGAAAATGACAGAACTGTAACAATATCTCACACGAGAATTGGTGACAAAACATTGAACATATTTGGTGGAGCATACAGTATCCCACCAGAAGAACTGCCAGCATTTTACAGCTTGTACTGTCAGCACGTATTCACTAACAGAAAAATGGAGTACTTGACAGAAAAGCAGCTTGATGGAACTGACGGAAAATGTGGAGGTATATTTGTAGATTTTGATTTTAGATACAAATATGAAGTGCAAACACGTCAGCACACAAAGGAGCACATTGTTGATATAATAACACTTTTGTATTTGGAGGAACTTAAGGAATTCTTCATTTTCAAAAAAGACACACCATTTCCTGTATTTGTTATGGAAAAACCAAATGTAAATAGGTGTCAAGATAAAAATATTACAAAGGATGGAATTCATATGATTATTGGAATTCAAATGGATCATATTATGCAGACGATGTTGCGTCAGCGAGTTCTTGCAAAAATTGGCGAAACATGCGATCTGCCTCTTATCAATGAATGGGACGCCGTATTAGACGAAGGAATTAGCAAGGGTATCACAAATTGGCAGCTTTATGGGTCAAGAAAGCCAGGAAATCAAGCATATGAACTTACACAGCATTATGTTATTACGTACGATGAAGCTGATGGAGAATTTATGATGGAGGAGGAACGCGCGCAATCATTTGATGTTTGTAAGGACTTTGAAAAATTATCTGCGCAATACAGTGGATTTCAAAAGTTTGAAATTAATCCAAAAATTGTGGAGGAATATAGCAAACTTCTTGGAAAAAAGTCAACAATTCGTGCAAAGAAAAGCGGAAGTAAAACAAAGGTAAAGTTGATTTCTTCTGCCTGCAGCGATGATGATGAAGACGAAACTGATATTTCGCTGGACGAGATCACAAATCAAGAAATACTAAAAAAAGCAGTAGACAAAATTATGAACTCTCTGCAGCCTGCAGAATATGCTGTTAAAGAGGTGCATCAGTATACGCAAATATTGCCACCAAAATATTACGAGCCTGGATCCCATTTACAAAATCGTCAGGTTGCGTTTGCTTTAAAAAATACAGACGAGCGCTTGTTTCTCTCCTGGGTGATGTTGCGCAGTAAGGCTTCAGATTTTGACTACGCGTCCATCCCTCAATTGTATAGCGATTGGAAGCGCTACAATAACAATAAAGAGGGTATTACCAAGCGCTCTATTATGTATTGGGCAAAACAGGATGCATATGATGAATATATGAGCGTGCGCATGACAACAATTGACCATTTCATAGAAATTACTTTGGAGACGCCAACGGAGTTTGATTTCGGTATGGTTTTGTATCAAATGTTCAAGGACAAGTATATCTGCACAAGTCTTGTCAACAAGACGTGGTATGTATTCAAGAATCATCGTTGGGTGCAAGACAAGGGTCAAAGTCTGCGCATGGCTATTTCAAAGGACATGTTCAACTATTATCAGCGTTCAATGCATTTGTGTGCAGCCAGTTTGCAGCAAGTGGAAGTGGACGATGACACAAAGAGAGAAAACATGAAGCGCAAGGTGAACAAGTACACAGAGATTTCCGTAAAGTTGAAGACGACAAACAACAAGAACAATATTATGCGAGAGGCCATGGAGATCTTTTATGATAATGAATTTGTCAAGAATATGGACTTGAATAAGCACCTCATTTGCTTTACCAATGGAATTGTGGATTTGAAGAATAGACTATTTCGCGATGGTTATCCTCAGGATTACATTACAAAAACCACGGGCATTCTTTACGTTCCTTATGATTACGATAAATTCAAGACAATCGCAGATGATATTATGTCATTCATGGAGAAGCTTTTCCCGATTAAGGAACTCAACAGATATATGTGGGATCATTTATCGTCTACTCTTATTGGTGAAAACATCAATCAAACATTTAATATTTATCGCGGCAGTGGTAGCAATGGCAAATCCATGCTTACAGACTTGATGACCATGACTATGGGCGAATATGCAGGAACAGTTCCCGTGACGCTTGTAACTGAAAAGAGACCAGGTGTAGGGGGTACCTCTTCAGAAATTATGCAATTGAAAGGTGTTCGTTATGCAATTATGCAAGAGCCTTCAAAGGATGCCAAGATTAATGAGGGTATGATGAAGAACTTGACTGGCGATGCAACCATGCAAGCTCGTGCATTGTATTGCGAGGCCGAGACATTTCACATCCAATTCAATTTGGTTGTCTGCACAAATACCTTGTTTGAAGTTGGTAGCAATGATGATGGTACTTGGAGACGTATTCGAATCTGCGATTTCTTGGCAAAATTTGTGGATGATGGTGAAACTCACACTGATGACACCAAATATGTCTTTACAAAAGATAAGAGCCTTAAAGACAAGTTACCAGAGTGGGCACCTGTGTTTGCAAGCATGTTGGTGAACCGCGTATTTGAGACCCAAGGTAAGGTGGAGGATTGCGATATTGTCAGCGCTTCATCAAACAAATACCGTCAAACTCAGGATCATATTGCCGCGTTTGTAAGCGAGATGATTGTAAAGAGGGACGGTGGAAAAATCAAGAAGATGGAACTATTTCAACAATTCAAGATGTGGTTTCAAGATTCTCAGGGAAATCGCAAGATGCCAAAGGGAATTGAACTCAATGAGTACATGGATAAGCGTTTTGGTAAAGCAAAGGCTACTGGATGGAGTGGAATTGCAATTGTGTATCCAGATCAAGAAGATGAAATTGAGGAGTTGAATGGATAAACCCAGACAAAAATGCAATAAAACATTTTATAAAAAATTGAAAACTTTTTTATAAAATAATATTATGTAAATAAGTATTAAAACGCATCATGTCGTGCTTACAAAAGCAGCGTATAATGGAGAAGCTGCCACTTCCCTCAGTTATTGTAGATATTGTAAAAGATTTCTGCTTTCTTAAAATAAAAAAAGTTCAATACCAAAAGAAAAGTGCTATGCTGGATGTACTACGAAACCGACTTCACATTGACGTATGGACAATGACTGGATGGAATAGACATGAGGACGAAACTGCACATAATATAGCGAAATGTTTCTTTATATATAAGGAAACAGTCCAAAAAGCTGCTTATGGTATTTATGGAGCAGCAGAACCAGAAACATATTTTAATACACAAATTTGTTCAAAATGCGGCGATTTTATCAATCCTAAAACAAAGAAAGACAATGCGTGCAAGTTTATGAGACGTTTTTATAAACGACCTTATAAAAAAAATTACAAAGACATAAATCCATTTAGAAAAGTTCAATGCACACACGATCGCCTAGAAGCTACTAGTGATAATTTTTAAAAACCTTTTTATTATGTTGTTTATTGTGTAGTAAAAAAACATTTTACACCTTTGGACATTGAAAACGTCCTAGGTAACGTTGCATTTGTCGCCGATAAATTGCCAAATTTCAGTCTATTTAAATGTTCAAAGGTGTAAATCTGCAAAGGTATCAAAAAATAAATTAAAAATAAATAATCCAAACAGGTTTATTTATTTTTTAATGCATTTGCGCATTTCTAACAACTATAAAATTATTACGTATGCATTTATTTGTTTTTTATATTATTTTTATACAACGTAGAACTTTATAAAATTCACAGTTTACACTTTTTCTCATTAAAAACGCAAAATGGTGTAAATGAAATAGTTATTTAAATAAACGATTTAGTTTACTATAACTATCTGGTGTATGAAATTTACAAATTGTATGTGTATCTTTCTCTGTAACACAACCATTTGATTTTGTGCACACTTCCAAACATTCAGCCATTTTTTTAATCCATTTTATATTTTTTTCATTAATTATTTTATTACCATCTGTTTTGATATAAGAATTTTTGCATTCGTCCATTTATATTGAACAATAAATAATCTTTATATTCTTTTTTCTAAATAAACTATTATAAATGGGAGTTTTTAATAGTTTATTTAGAAAAAAGATGTAAAAACCAAAAGCTTAGAAGCTGTTTATATAGTCTTATAAATATTTTTTGGCAATAAATCTGTGATAAAAGTTATTACGCGCATTACTCCTTTTGCAATTATTCCTGCATAAAATGGATATAATGCCAACAATAGAAAAATCCCAAACTTCTTAAAGAATCCATATGAACTATTTGCAAGGAAAATGCCTAGAAAAAATACAATCACCAACAAATAGTAAATAAACAACATGATTCTTTGCCAAAATTTCACATTTATAATTTCTTGGCTTTCATAATATGTTTTTCTATCATTTGTTACAACCGTTGTTTTGTGTCCAGTAATTTCATCATTTAATTCTGTAATAGATTCCTCGTAATCATTGTATAGTTCTAATGTATTGTCAGCATCAATAAGCATAATATTATACATTTTAATTAAAAGCTCAATATTATAAATTTCATCAATAAAATTCTCCTGCATAAGGCCACCTAATTTGTTGGCCTGATCTTGCAACTCTTTTGTGCGAATTGTATCATACGCTGCAGTCCCTTCTGCAAAAGTATAATAGTCTTTCTCTGCATTAACAACCTGCTGCGGAGCCGTAAGTTTATTTGTTTGTGCATCCAAATACTTTTGTCGCAATTCATTTATCTTATTTTCCCTTTGACAAGTTGGACCACATGTTAATGCAGTTATAGATGTACCCAATGTTTGACTTAGCTGATCTGTTATTTGCTGTTGTAACTTTTCCAATTGGGCATTTTGTTGTTTTTGTTCTTCTAATAATTGCGAACATGATTCTGTACTCATTGTATTCTTATACAATCATTAGATTTTAAAAGGGAGCACTATCCATTAAATTATAATTGTTAAATGATTCAAGGGAAGAACCCTTCATTGCTTTATTTATAGCACTCATAAATGATTCCTGACCAGAATTTGAAGACGTTGCGGGAGATGTTGTTGTCATTTTTGCAGTTGTAGTTGTGGAAGGATTTGTAGCAGTTGCAGTTATACCAGTGGATGGATCCATAGTTGTTGTTGTAGCACCCACGCTTGGATCTGTTCCAATTTCACATTTTTCTGCAGTAGTATCGTAATACATTCCATCGCTGCAACACATTTCTCCTACACATGTTAAACCAGGAATGGACCATGGGCTATTATTTGAATTAGAATTGTTTTTTCCACTTGGAGGAACATCAGCTGGATTAAATTTCCACTCATACTCATCAAAATTTGTGTTACTTCTATTGTATAAACTGAGCAATATATAACCAATTAAAACCACACCAATAATGATAATAATTGATGAAAGTAATCCATACCAAATCCTAGGAATAATTTGATTATTTGAAAGAATTGCTAAAATTAAAACGGGAATGCAAACGGCTACTATAATTTTCATAATTGCAGCATAAGCATTGTAAGTTTTTCCGTAATATGTATTAATCTCAACAAGACGTAGTTTGTTATATTTTTCATCTTCCAATAACTGTAATTTCTTTTTTGATTCGTTCAACTCTTGTTCAACAATATTAACTGCTTGGGTCTGCTCTTGTAAAGTATTGCGAGAGGAAGATACATTTTTCTGGTAAAAAGAATAGTTATTTTTTAATGTAGCATACAAATTAATTCTCATTTGAGAAATTTCATTTATCTTATTTATAATTTGCGTTTTTTCGTCTGGAGTCAAAACATCCTTTCCGTTATTTTTTTCTAAATTAGCATAAAGCTCCTTTTCAATTGCCTGGAGGCTTTGAATGTCTGTTAAAGTTTGTTCACTTCGCTCATTCATTTTTTGAGAATCTGCGCCATTATCTCCAGGAACAGGCTTATAATTGGATCGTGGCATATCATCATTAATGGGACTATGACCATGAGTATAATCAGGATCGGGTGGCCCCATTGAAGTAGTATAACATTTGCTTGTATCAGAATCCCATGAGCATGCATTAACTTGTTTTGGTCCAAGTGCATTAATATATGCATTTTGACAATCATCTTTATTTGTTGGTTCTGTGCATGATGTATATTGTTTCATCTTAATATATAGAATATAGCAAGATAAATAAAATAAAATAGAGTCTCATTTAATATAATTGATTTGATACAGTTATTTAACTCTTACATTATTCATTGTTATAATAACTAATCCAATTGCTAAAACAGACCAAAAAATGTACTGATAGTTTTCCTGCAATACAAGCGTATCAGTATCATTTAACATACCATTTATATTTTGGTAAGACGCAACCTTGTAATTTTTAAGTTCATCATTAATCTGTTTATAAGTTATTAAGTTATCGCTCATTTGTTTTTGATCAATTACCATTTTATTATTTATAGATGAGTTTTCATTTTGCAAAGCTTGTATTTTCTCTGTTATTTTTTCAGCAAGAGCTGCCAATTTGCCTTTTAATTCATCTAATAATTTTTTTAATTCTGTAATCTCTGTTGCTAACCCACATTTTTCATCAGGAGTCATTTTAACACCATTATTTACATATTTACTCCATTGCAATGAGTCAACATTTTTAATATCTTTATTGCAGCTTTCAACACCAATAATGGATGGATTTCTTGTTAATAACAACAAATTTTCCCTGGGAGTTTTAATTGAATTTGGATAGACATTTTTATCCTTTAACCAGCAATTCTTTGAAGTTGTATCAAATACTACACCATAGCAATCGGTTGAATTTGTACATTCCTGTCTACATGTTTGCAACGTTGAGTTAGGTTTGGGCATATTTGCCAAATCATTCCCAGGAGAATCAAAGTTTGGAAACATTTGATATGTGTCGCCTAGACCAATCATGGATGCTGGGTATTCCTTTAAATTAGAATCGGCATCTACATAACCAAGTTTACTTATATATCCCAGTATTCCCGCATCTGTTGTATCATAAATTGGGTTTGTCCAAGGCGCTCCATACATCTTTCCATCCTTTCCGGCACTGCACATAGTAGATAATTTTGAAGTGTAAAGAACTAAATTGCCATCTGTTTGCATAATAAGTTTTAATTCTCCATTAGAAGATCCAATCCATTCGTCTGCTGCCAAAGTTTCTCCCATACTTAAATAGTTTTTTCCAGGATATTTCTTCCCCTTTGCAGAAGTCCATTCTGGATTAGTCTGCTGTTGTTGTCCATTTGTTTTAGAACACCACACTGCTCCTCCAACAGTTTGCTCTGGGGTACCCTTGTAAATGCACATATTCCCATCATCTTGCAATATTAAATAGAAATTGCATGCAGCTGATTCTGCACGGCAGTCTAATAAAAAATTCTGGCCTTGTGCTTCACCATCAATGTGTCCAGTTTTAATTTCATTGCCACATTGATAAGCAATATTAAACGACTTTTTGCATCCAACGGATGGATCACTCATGTCAGTTCCTACAACATAACTATAATTCAAACGATTTGCCACATTTTGTTCCATTAGTTTATTTAATGAATCCATAGCATTATTAGATGATACACCCGCACAACCATCTCCCCAAGTAGCATTGAGAAGGGTTATATTGCCACCATTTAAACATTCTCTTGAATCACTGGGGGAAGTAAAAACGGTATTACCTTCTACATTTACAACTAGCAATTCACCTGTATTTTTTAAAGTAGCTATGCTTCCAATATTGGTGTTGGATGCCCACAAAGAAGTCATTTGAACATTATCCCCAGGACCGTATTTTTCTGCTGTAGTCAAATCATTTGAAACAACGCACTGACCAAGTTGTGAATCGGTTTGAAAATTCTGTACTGCAAAATAGCGATTGCTTGAGTCAATTGCTGCTGTTCTACACGTGTCATAGTTGTATATATTTTGACCCGATGCTAATGGCGCACCCATTGCGCGATCTTCTTTGTCTCCATAACAACCAACATAAGACGTCAATGGGTCGGTTAAAAGCGTATTAACGTATACATTAGTGCCTTCATTACCACAAGCCTGTTCAGCTGTCATGGCACTTCCAACTAAAAGAGGAGGAGTTGTAGGAAGAAAAGAACCAGGATTATTGTAATTATCTGATGACACATTTACTTGGATCACCTGCGCCTCTGCTGGACAACCATTTTTTCCAGCAGTGCTTTTCATTAACTCAGGACTGGAATACCATTTGTATTCTCCTTGATTTGTTACATATCCAATAGCCCCATTTGCTAAACGCACATTTTTATTCAAGTATGGATTATTGGAATTAAAACGTTGCGTATAGTTTGTAGATTTTTCTATAATTGCTTCTTGAGTTTGCTCATATTGCAACATTACTGTGCCAAATTGTGATTCTAAATCAGCAAGCTCAGTTTGATCACTTTTATTTTGTTGCATAAATTGTTGACCTTGTTCTTTTGTTGATTGTGCATCAGCTTGATTTTGTTGAATGCCAGACACATAGTCATTCAAAGAAAAGCCCTCTTTGATGTTATTTACAACGTCGTTAAACGATGTTAATAAATTTGGCTCGCTCTCTACATGCTTTTTAATTTTGTTTTGATATTTATTAAACTGTGCACCCTGTCTTAAAGTTGTAGGGATAGTATTTTTGTTTTCAAATTCTTGTTTAAACTGTTCTATTAGATTTGTATAGCTCATTTTAATATAAATAAATAGAATAATTTAATGGTTTGTCATTATTCTATTTATTCTACCGTTTTAATTTTGAATCTTATTTGCTTGTTTTTGATGCAGACCCTGGGCTTGGAATAATATCTAATTTTACTAAAACTATGACCAATACAACAAATAGCCACATTAAATATCCTTGAGGACTGGTCAATGTATATGAGAATATCAAAAGAAGTATAAATAAAACTAACCAAAAAATAAAATTTAATGAAGCTGATGCAGGGTTAACCATTTTTTTAAGAGTTATAAGTAAAACAATTGAAGCCAAAAGAAACCAGTATCTAAATTGTACATTTTTTTGTGTTGTAAACAAATTAGACTGATCGTAGCTTTCGTTTATTGTGGCATACTCATTCATCATTTTTGTTAATTGTGCTCTTTCCTTTTCCAACTTTGAAGATAAATTGTTTAAATAAACTTTTTTTTCATCCTTTGCATTCATCTCTTCTAAAGCAGGAGTTTTCAATTCATTTAATGCGGTTTTGATCTCACTATTTAAATTTACAAGTCTTGCATTTAAAAACTTTAATTGAGAAAGGATGCTTCTTGATTTTTGGATAATTGCTACATCGCCGACTTGACCAACAGTAACTTCTCCTTCTCCCATTCTTGTCCAGCAATATCTTTTTTCTGGATTAAATGTTGCTCCAGTACATTGTGGGTTGGATGAGCATAGAGCACCGCATTCTTCTTGAGTGGTTAATGGTTTTTCTTCCAATCCAGCAGTACCCCAATAAGTGCTACCATTTATATAGTTGTATTCAATCTTGGAAGAATCATTAGAGCTTAAGCTATTAATATAAGTCTTGTAGGTTTCTTCGTATCTCTTCATTACTAATTCATATTCTATTTCTAATGTTTTTAATCTTAACATCGTTGAGTCAATTTTGTCACCATTGCTTTTCATTGTAGTTGAATTTATTATAGTTGAATTTATCATAGTTGAATCTGTCATGGTTGAATCTGTCATAATATATATAAATAAAGAAAACTATCTATTTATAGTTTGGCTCATCTCTTCAAATAAAAAATATATGAAATGCACCCAATCCCAACTAATCCTAAAATAGCAAAATCAATACTATTCAATGTCCCATTTAATGCTAATGAAGGGTACAATGTATTATTTATAATAGTATGAATTTTATTGCATTTATAACACCAACTTGGTTTGATAAACAACTTAGAATGATTGTAACAATAGCACACGCTTTGTTTTCTGGCAAATTCTTCAGCCTTTTTAATTGATTCTGTCATAAATATTTTTTTTTGAAGAGCAGTAAAATTATTGTAAGGACTAGATGTTATTTTTCTAACAACCATTGCTTCTGGTTTTACTTGTTCTACATGATTCTTCTTTAAAGATCTAGATTCATGTTTTGTATTTTTTTCAGTAAACTTGTAAATGTAGGTTGATGCTAAAGCAAAAAAATTATTCATTTTATTATGTGTATAAAATGAATAAAAACTTTTAACTCAAATCTATATCTATATCTTTATCTTTATCTATATCTTTGCGCTCCAGGAATCTTTGATTTTATTAAATTTGAAATCTTTGAGGCACTTTGTTTAACCCCTTCTTTTAAAGTAGAATTTTTAAATACAGAAAATGTTGTTCCACATACAATAATAATTCCAATAAACATATTAAAGGCGTTTAAGTAGACTTCGTTGTATGTTCTTTTATAATCATTAATTAATGTTGTGGATCCATGTTCCGTATTACCAATATTTTTGTAAATTACATTTAATTTTGAATAATACACTTTATCATCCATTAATTTTCTGTTAATATCCATAATATAAGCATTTAAACGTTCTATTTTAGCTTGAATTGCATTTGCCAATAAAAAAATAGATTTATTAATAGATTGTAGTTGTCCCTTGCTATCTACAAAATTTTTTTGATATTCTTCATATTCAGGATTTTTGTGATAAAATACATAATTTCTCTTAAATTTTATTAAATTTAGAAAATATTCACGTGCATAATTATCAAGTCGCTCATTAAATTGTACGGCTTCTGGTCTCATTTTTGAATAAGGAGATGAATCATCTTGCAGTTGCATCTTATTTGAATTTATTAATGTATCTATATTACTATTCATACTACTATCCATATATAAATGCAATGATTTTTTTTTATACACACATTCTGTAATACTTTGTAGTTACGGACGTTTTGCTTGGGCGGATAATCTCGCAAACTTCTCCTGGGCGAATACCAATCGCCATTGCAACTGCATCAAATCTAGAAATTTCAGGCAACTGCGAATCCTCCATAATGTTAAATTTTCTTTTAACCTCGGCAAGTGTTTCCTTATTAATTACTTTATGAGGGGGTACTAGTACATTTTTCAAAATATTGAATTGCAGACGCTTTATGTTTATAATTGAAATGTAAATTCCCTCCTGCTCCCAAATATGTTTTACTAAATTTGTCAGGGTTTCATTAATTTCGTCCTTGTTGATAATTATAAGCGTATCTTCCTTCTTAAGAATCTCTTCTAAATGAAAGAGGTCATCAATCATTTCCTGAATATTTTGAGGTCTAAGCGTCTTACCCATGTAATATCGCACATATGTTTTTGTTTTTCTATCTCCTCCTTCAACAGGTTCCAATTTCTCAACAAGCATGTCAAGTTGCTTGTTTTGAAACATTGCATTCACTTCATTTACAGTAAAACCATCATAATCATTTATTTGATATCCTTGATCACTAAGCAAATCAAGCATAGTTCTGCGAGAGGTGTATAATGAGGATATTAAACTAGAGTTCTGGGATGCCATTGGTTACTATAATATACATAGAATCATTTTATTTCATTTCAATTTTAATTATTATATTTTTGAAATAATCTAAAGGATAATTTTTCTTGTAGTGCCGCCACTTTGTGTTTCAGTGGAAGCTGACTCTGCAAATACTACTTTTTTGCTTCCTTCACTAGATGAGCTTTTTTCTTCTGTTTCTCCTCCTCCGCTAGACGATCCCTCGTCTCCTTCTTCTTTTACAGGTTCAGGCACCTTCAAAATGGATGTTAATTCCGCAACTTTTGCTGTTTCTGTCTTTTTATCACTTTCTTCCTTTAATTTTGATAACACTGTTATTCTCTCATTTAATGACAAATTTGCGATTTGCTCCTTAGATTTTTCACTAAGAGAATTAAATACTTGATTTAATTCAGGAACGTCTGTAATTCCTTGTTGCATAATATGTGGCGGAGGTGGATAATCTGGGCTAGTAGAAATAAATGGGGGTGGTAGTCCCTCTGGAGTATGTGGTGAATAAACCAGCTTTTTAGTTGAATCTTGTGGACTTGCATTAGGATCATAAACTGGACTATTTGGATTATACACTGGACTTCCATTAGGATCATATGCTGGACTAGTAGGTGCATAAGCTGGACTTGTGGGTCTGTAAGCTGGACTAGTAGGAATATAGGGAGGCGTGCTATTAGGGTTATATTGAGGACTATCGCCCGTATACAAATCTCCGCCTGGAGCAAAATCTGGGCTCGTAGGTTGATAAGCAGGACTGGTTTCTGCGTAAGGAGGAGATTCCATTCCATAAATTGCCTGATATGCAGGAGATTCTCTTCCTGGAATCTTAGATTCCACATCCTCCCTGTCATAAATAATTCTCTTTGCTTTGTAAAGCATTTCAGTTTTATAGTTTTTAACCAATTCATCCGTGGGCAACTTACTATCCAACAATTTATTAATATTGTTAGAAAATGACAAGCTCATCAATTGATCAACATTCTCATCCGTTATAATGCGCATCTGTACATTCATCGCCTGCAATTCTTGCATCAACAATTTCAAAGAATATGGAACTCTAACAATGCTGAATGAACGACCAAAACGGCTAACATTTTTAATATTCATTTTTCCATCCAACGTTTCATTAAATTGAACGGGACCATCCGCAAATGGACTCAAGAATAAATTCAATGATTCATTATAGACAGAAATTGCTCCCGTTTTATTGCAAACTGCCATATAATATTCGTCACCTCTAATCATAAATGATTCTTGTAAAAAGGCCGCAGCACCATGTGCTATAATGCCATCGCGTTCCATTTCACCCACACGCAAACCACCATCATTAGCTCTGCCTTGAACAGTTTGTCTGGTTAACGCTGTTCTTGGACCAGTTGCACGATAGTTGATCTTATCCTTTACCATGTGTTTTAAACGCATATAATATGTGGGACCAATGTATATGTCTGCATCAAGCTGCTCTCCAGATTGCCCATTGTACAACAATTGATTGCCACTAGAATGATATCCCATTCGCGTAAGCATTGGACCATATGTTGTAACATTAGATCCTTTTACGGCAAATGCAGTGCAATCCCCAAATGCACCATACATTGTACACGCCTTTCCAAAAAGACTTTCCACTAGCTGGCCAATGGTCATACGAGAAGGGAGCGCATGAGGATTAATAATGAGATCGGGACGGATTCCATCAGCTGTAAAAGGCATATCTTCCTCGGGTATAATGAGACCTAAGGTTCCTTTTTGCCCAGCGCGAGACGCCATTTTATCACCAATAGCGGGTTCTCTGTGTTCACGCACTCTCACTTTTGCAATGCGCGTACCTTCTTCCCCATCTGTAATAAAGGATTTATCTACATAACCAAGTTGCCCTTTCTTAGGACTAATAGAGTCATCGCCAAATTCACTTGGATTCTCTGTACTAGAAACAATTTTGCCAATTAAAATTACTTTATCATCTAACACGGCGTTTTCTTTAATCATGCCATATTTATCAAGCTGACTGTAATCATATCCCAATTTAAGTCCGCTAGCATTCTTTGCCATTACATCGGCAAAAGTAGAATTTGTGGTTGCGCCAGAGATCTTGGAGCTTTCTTCCCTTGATTCGTACATTGAAAAGTAAGTTGTGCTGAATATACCGCGCTTCACTGAGCCTTCATTAATAAGAATAGCATCTTCTACATTGTATCCAGTATAGCTCATAATAGCTACAATTGCATTCACGCCATATGGTTGTTCTTCCTTATTTATATATTGCAAGTAACGGGATTTAATAAGCGGGATCTGTCCATAATTCAAAATGACTCCCATCTTATCCATTCTCATTTGGAAATTAGAGTGATAAACAGAAACGGCTTGTTTACTTTGACCACATGAAAATGCATTTCTGGGTAACGGATTGTTCTCTGGGTAAATAATAGAATTGCCCATAACACCCAAAATAAAAGATGGATCAACTTCTACATGTGAATAGTATCTATTAAGTATCAACTGTTCTGGATTAGACGCAATAAGCGCACTTTCTTCCTCTGCGGTATCAACGTAATCTACAACTGATTGTGCTAGTTCCATGTCTATTCCAAATTTCTCTTTTGATGCCTCTGCGCCATAAAGAACTGTTGGTTCATAGAGAACATTATTACGAATGCTGTATTTGTCATCAGCCTTTTTCATAAATCCAGAAACAATATTTTCCCATGTGAAATTACCAGAATTAATCATCTCAAGAATCTCTTTTCTATCAAAGCTCACTTTCCCAGTTTTATCCACATAGTAAATAGGTCTCGTCAATCTACCCGCGTCTGTGTAAAAATAAATTTCATTATTCTCATAATTAAATGCAATGCTTGTAAATACAGGTATAATTCCATTGCGTCGCAATAATTTCATTTTGGCAATAAGTTCAAGAGGATTTTCCACTACACCTATCCAGTTACCATTTACAAATACCTTTGTAGACTCTGCCATAAACTCGGGACTGCACTCCTGGACAATCTTCAAAGGAGTATTGGCTCTCAACCACTTAATCAAAGGGAAGGAAGAAAACCCACTAGTGATAGCCGTGCTTATTGACATGTGTTTGTGCAGACCAATATTGCCGCCATCAGGCGTATCCACTGGATCTATATAACCCCATTGAGAACTATTCAAAAGACGAGGTCCAACCACCTTGGCACTAGCATCAAGTGGTAAATTAATTTTACGAAGATGTGAAATAAAAGTATTCCATGAAAGGCGGTTTAAATCTTGAATAACACCAATGCGTTTTGTATTTGCCGCTGCACCCCAATTTCCCTTGAACGCCTTTTTGAAGCCGTCGTTTACAATACGATCCTTAAAAATAGCCTTGAAGTTGTCTTCAATTAAACTAACAAAATTTTCCTTGTATTTTCCAGTGTGGTAGTAAAATTCTTTATCAATTACTAATCCAATATTCTTGTTTTGAATAAGATAGTATTCGCGGAACAAATCATATATCAATGAACCTGATAGTTCAACGCGCTTAAAACGAAAGTTATCGCGATCAGTTGGCATTTCTAGTTTTGTGTAAACCTTGAGCATCTTGTTCACCATGTAACCAACAAAATATGCCTTATCCAGGAAATTTAATTCGCCAACATGGGGAAGAAAATAGTTCATAAGTATTTCCATAACACCAATGGTTGTGCGACGCTTTGTAAATGTTGCAATGTACTCTAGTGCACTTTCTTGATTAAAAATGCGACTGGCATCATGAATTGATGGAATAAATAGATCTACCATTTGCTCATTTTTCTTAAGATCAAGCAGACAGCACTTAACAATATCTTTATCGGATAGTACGCCAAGCGCCCTCATTAAAATAAACAAAGGGACAGGCTTTTTAACATTTGGAATATCTACAACAATTTGATTATTAGAAAGCGTCGTAGAAGGAGCCACCATTTTAACAGAAGTAGTTCTAATTGGTTTGGATGTATCCTCCGAGACAGATCTAATCTCTGCAGAATGGCTATATGTTTCATCGGGCTTATTCTTCCTTATGTAAAGCATATTGTCTGCAAATTTCTCTTGAGAAATAATAACCTTTTCCTTGCCATCAATAATAAAATACCCACCATAATCATTACGGCATTCGCCCATATTAAATCTCACCTCTGTTGATAAATTTTTTAACATGCAGAGATTTGAATGAAGCATAATGGGGAATCTGCCTAGATAAATCTTTTCCAATGTTATGCTATGTTCAACTCTTTCACCATTTACGTAAAAAATAAAATCAACATCAACATCATAATGAATTGTTATTCCATATGTCATGTTGCGAAGTCTGGCATCATTAGGGTACATATAATGAACGCGATTGTCGTCGTATATGATTGGTTTTCCAAAATATATTTTGTCTCCTTTTTTTCCACCTAAATACAAAAAGGATTGATTGCGTTTTTCATTTCCAGGATTCTGCTTGTCTTCCCTTTCAATAAAGCGAACTGGATTGTTTTCGCGAAATATTTGATAGATTCCTGTATTAAAAAAATCGTTATAGGAATCTAAATGATGCGCAACTAAGTTGTAAGGATTGTTTTTGAAATACTTATCAATAATTTTCCATGATATAACATCCATTGTATATAATAATAATCATATTTTTTAAAATATAATTATGCTTATTGTTATTTTGATTAATTGTTGCAATTGTTGCAATTGTATAATTATTTTATGCGGCATTTTTCATCTTTCTAGTTGTTTTCTTGTTAGTCTTTTTTTCTGGGCTATCTTCTTTAACCTTGATGCTTTGCCCCCTAGTTAATTTTCTAAAATTACCAGTAATTGTAAATGTAGACCAAGGTTGTTGCGGTCTATCATGCAAATAAGGGCGTTGTGCATCCCATATGCGGTTTTGATCACAGAAAGCATTCTTATCAAAAGGGATGCCACATGAATTGCCATATCTCAACATAAAAGACATTTTCTTTGCCATTGCAGAATCAATAATGCAACCATCCAATGCACCTCTTGGTTGATATGGTTTGGGTCTATCCGCTTGAGACATGTATTCGCGAGGATCCAACTCATAATGTGAGCAAACAGTTCTAGAGCAGGGATTTGTTTCATTCAAATACACGTCATAGTGATCAGATATAATAGCTTTGGCTACTTCAATATTAATCTTCCCTTTGTGCTCATCCATCAAATCAGCTAACCTAACCTTTCTAGCTCCTTGATGCCTTCTAATATCATCAAATCCAGAGTTAGTGCATTCCAAATTGCGAATGCGGGGATCGTATGGCGCATTAAATCCAATGAAATATCCATTCTTGGTCCTTTCTACTTTGTGGTATTTAAGGCCAAGTTCTAAACGCAAAATCTCATTTGAATTGACGTCGCCAAATAACCAAGAGTTAGCATAATCGCCAGAATTTCCTCTTAACAAAATGCTAACATAGTCATCTAATGAATTTCCATATTGCATTGCTTGGCGAATTCTGCAAGAAATAGGGAAATTGTTTTCATATGGAAGAAACCCACCCATTGTGGTCTCGGTTCCAATAATACCCTTGCTTGTAACAAAAAAATCTGTGCCACTCCAAATCCAGCCAACAAAAGCCTGGTATAAAACACGGTGGCCCTTGTCAGGCCTTACATCTACAACAGTTTTTGCGTACTGACCATCTATAAAATTAGAAAAGTTATTGTGAGCAACTACAATTTTACCATCTTCCGTATATGATCCATTTGCAATAAATGCACTGCATCTATCGTTTGCACCAGTTCTAGCTTTAGGTGGAGGCGCACCACCCTCACCTCCTGCGGCAGTTTTTTTACCCCATTGCCCCTCACTATTATCCATATTAGGATACCAATATTCCGTTAATGTCATGTAGTTATTCCATGCAAGAACCTCATCCACCGTTATTTTTGTTCCACCTGCATTGCAACCTTCTGCAATACCCTCCATTTCCTCGTAAAATTCGGGAAATTCATCTATAATTGTTTGCTTTAATAATGTGCGCCCAGCTTCTACAAAAAATTCCCATGGACGACCATAATCTTCATAACACATGAATTCCAACATCTCAAGAACTTTTTTCATTTCTTCTGCTACACATTTTCCGTGCGCATATCCGCGTTCTTTTGGCGATCCCTTAATAGAAATATAAAGCCACCCGTCTTGTTCGTAGCAAATTCCATTCTTTGTTTTTGTTTTAATAGTTGGCTTATCTGGCATATTTGTATATATTATTAAAATATATAAAAATGAAAAAATAACAGTATTGCACATCTAATATGTTATTCGTCTTGCAATCTAGTATCAATATCTCCTGAAACAATGTTTTCTCCATCATCGGTGGGAGCATTTGTATTTTGCTTTGAATAATCCACATTGCTATATTCTAAATCAAGAGCGCCTGGATTAGTATTTAATGTTGCATATCTTCTAACAAGCAAACTGGCGTGAGCTTCATTTGGATTTTCTGTAGGGTGTTTAGGAATAGGAATATTAAACGTATTTGAAATAACATGCACAAAACTTACCAAAAATCCTAAAAGAATAATTCCAAAGGCTATTAAATCACTGCGATAAATTTTTTGCTTTAGATAAAAACGATTAATCAACAATACAAGGGTAAATTGCATAATAATAAGTAAAAATGTGTCTTGTGTGGGAGTAACCAATTGATGTTTGTCCCCCACTTGAATAGTAAATGTCATTACAATCCAATCTAACCAGGCAAATGGTATGGCCATTTTAAATGCCTCCCACATGCTCAAATTTTTAAAAGGGAGAGTCACATATTGTCCCCACATAGACAATGATTGCGCCAAAATAAATAATCCTAAAAATAATGCATAATAAGGTAATTTAGAATAATCCATAATTTGTATATATTTTAAATCTATATTTTATTATATAACACGATAATGAAATACAATTTTATATGGATTGTTCTTTTTTGGTTATTTCTAAATGTAATGATTGGCTTAACAATGGATTTCGCATTGTTTACGCAAACAACTCCCGAAATGAAAGATGCATCAATTTACAAGAAATTATTAACGTCTGAGTTTTGGGCAACAATTGAGTGGATGTTTTTAATCCCATCCCAACGTATTGGAAATACATTTTTAAACCCAGCACAGTTGGCAATGTCTTCCTATGTATTTGATTTCTTGGCACAAATATGGTCCAATATATACTGGTTAAAGTTGCCCACAACAGTGGATGATTATGTAGGTATGATTCTTATATTGTTTGGAATGTATGCAGCCAAATTTAGGTTGTTTGGCTAAAATAATGGTTATTGATTTTATTTTTAAGTTTACTTGAATATGTAAAACATTCAAGTAAAATATTTAGAAAACTACTAATAACTTATCAAGACTATAGACTTATTGGTTGATCATGATAAGACCCATAATGACAAAAAGGAGAATAAAAGGAAGAAGAACAAGGATCCATGAGATTGACGTATAACCATCTTTGCAGATCAAGTTCAAGATCCACGTCCAGAAGAGGATATAGATCACCTTAACAATGAAGACGGCAATGGTGCTAGGAACGCGGCAAGAAAAGTTGCCTAAGCTGTACTTATTGCGGTTGCCCATGTTTTGCACAACTGAAATAGCAAGTGCGATCATGGAAATCACAAAATACACCATAGAAGGCGTGCATAACTGGTTTAATCTCTTGGGGAAGGCCATTTATAAAATAATCATAGAAAAAATTTTATTTTTGTCATTATAATTGCTAGACTATTACATTAATGTAGGTTTTTGCGTCATTTGATCCATGTAAGGAGCTGGATTTACTGGTTGTTGTTGACCATTTAACGCACTATATGCGCTCTTAAGGTTAAACATAATGTCATTTGTTGCATTTGCTAAAATACCGCCACCTCTTTTAACTGTTTTTCCTTTACTCTTTTTTGTATGCTTTTTACTTTTCAATCCTTTTCCTACAACCGCTGGTTTAGGGTTAGGGTTCTCTTTGCCTTCTTCACTAGAAGTTGAACTAGAAGAGCTGTATCTCCATCCACCAACCTTGCGCCTTCTAGATTTGCCTCCAGCCCACCCATTCCTAAAATTGTATGGCATAATTTGTGTTTGGGGATCTACAGGATAATTATTATATTCTAAATAATTTCTATCACCACTAATCCCATCTATAGTGGGCCATCCAAAATTAGGCATCCATGGTTTTCCAACAAATGGTCCAGTCATGGGATAATTATTTGCCGTAGCTCCTCCAGTTTGAATTGAAGTGGTTGCACTGCATCCGCACCCACCCTTTTGTCCTCTCTTTCTATGGCATTCACATGGGCACGTGCACGAACCATTGTACGCACAAGTACCATACATGTGCATCTTTTTGCACTTGTTGCATCCCATGCTACGATTTTTACGTGACGCACAACCTTTCATTTGATATAATGGTTGCTTTCTTATTTTTCGTGATTTTTTGTGTGACATACTTTTCTTATTTGATTTCACCATATATATATCCTGGAGAAATTATTCAATGTCAACATGAGTAAGCATATGTCTGCGACAACACATCTTCTTAAGCCCAATTTCATCTAAAACCTCCCCCTCCGCAGTCTTTTCACTAAACTCCTTTGTCAAGTAAAGGACCTTGTCTACATCCAAACCCTTGGATCGTTTAATGCGACGAACCTCTTCGCAATAGTAAACATACTTGTCAGCCATCACAGTTCCGCAGGTAAAGCACTTAATTGGGATTATCATCTTTCGTATACAATAGTTGTGGATATTATTCTTAATATTCTTTAAGCCTAAATCAATTTTTTTATTTAAACCAAAGGACAACCTTTTCCATGGCATTTATTTTGAAAATAGTGATAATCATGCGTTATCAAATTTCCCTTTCCGTCTGTTTTATAAGTTGGGCCGTCAATTCCTCCAGCAACACATTTATTAGTTCCCTTTGAACTTGTTAAAACACAACAAGAGGTTTCGTTACAATTGCTTTCCGTCAATTCATTGCATGCCTTTTCAAGCTCGCCAGAGTTGCCGCGATATTGTTCACAGAACCCATCTGTTGGTGTCATATTCATTTTATTTAGTTCTTTTAATGTGTCTAAATCGTCTCCTTGCGCATATTCTATTTTATTTTTTCCTAATAATTCTTCTGTTGGGTTGTTATTTTGCATGCTCTCCATTGTAACTTCTTGTATTAAAACAAGATTTTTAGGCGTAGTATCCAACTTCCATCCTTTTATGCTAAAAATAATAAGCACGCCCAAAATAATGACAAATGCAATAATAATATTTAGGTAATTTTCCTTTAGAAAATTTGTAAAACTTGAAATTAGAGATGCGTCCATAAATTAGGTGGACAAGAAAATGCAAAATGTGTGACTAAAATAAATATAAAATAAATATTTTATATCTATATTGTATAATGGTTTCTCACGTTCGTAAACATAAGCGCAGAGGCGGCATGCTTAAGAAGAGCTACAAGAAGATCTCATCTGCTACAAAGAAAATTATTCCTGCTGTTACAAGTGGTGCTGAGGCTGTTGGTTCTGCCGTCACCACTGTTGGCAAGAAGACAATTCCCGTTGTTAAGTCTGGTGTGTCTACCATCTGGAAGACGCTCAAAAAGAGCACAGGAATGCTATTTTCTGGTGTCAACAAGGGCCTTAAGCGTTTGACTGGCAAGCGCAGAGGAAGAAAGGCTGGCAAAAAAACATACAAGAAGCGTTAAACACTGCTATACTTTTGTAAAATAATTATAGATTCTTTTGTAATTTATAATTATTCTTCTAATGCATCTTCAAATCCATCACCACTATCTTCTTCTGCTGCTGCTTGTTCCATAGAACTAACTTCTGCTTGAAGTCCTGTCAATTTACTCGCAATATCATGTAGCTGTAACAAGAAATCTTTCATTTTGTCAATATGTTGATGGTGCGTCTGTGGCATCATAGTTTTAACTTGTTCAAATGCAGGTTCTATACTTGATCTTGATTGTTGAGACAAACCTTTTGCACTTTGCAATGCATAACCAGGTGCAGCTCTAAATGCATTTGCTGCCATAGTTACACCAGCTTTTGCTCTATTTGATGCATTTCCAGTCAAATATTGGTCAACATATTCATGCATTTTGGATTCAAATTTATTAACTGCTCTTTTAAATACTTCATCCGCCTTTTGTTTAAAGCACTTCAATAATGCTTCTGGAGTATTTGGTCCAGGACATTTATAATATGATTTTACTGCTGATATTAAAGCTGTTTTTGTTTCAATTTCTTCCCAACTATCAACTATTGCAGTAAACAGTTCTATATTGGTCAATCCTGTATATTCAGGAAGAGATGAATCCATTCTAACAAGACTAGCCCAGAATGCGTCATTTGCCGCAATTCTTCGCATATTTTCAGCCTGTTCTTTTGCCAAATATTCAGCTTGTTTTTCTACAACACATCTAGGATCACCATTGCACTCTTTTTGAAATTTTTTAAGCAGATCTTCTTCCTTTTTTGCTTTAAACTTTACTAGTTGATTATCTACTTGTCTTTGTACGGCTACAAATGCTGTTTGCAATTGATCAATAGTCTCAGCATTCTCTCCTAGTGTTTGTACAGCTTGTTGAGCAAGTGCAGTCCCTTTTGCTGCATTTTGCAAGTGCTTTGTGTATCCAGGTGCATAAGTACTAGCCCAACCACTCCAACCTCTAGTTTGGGTTGGAGCACCACCCTTTTTTATTCTAGAATTTTTAACTCGCTTAGTTTGTTGCTTCTTCCTTCTAATATTTGCTCTTTTCTTTGTAATATGGCGACGTCTTTTTATTGTTTTCCTAGACATAAATCTATATATTATATGGACATAATTTTTGTACCCTTGCTTGTTTTAACTCGCTTGTTCATTTTTTTCTTTTCACCCTTTTCTTCATCTTTTGTTGAATGAAACTCTAAATGACATTTTTCGCACAAGGTCATTAGATTTGCAGGATGATTTTTATGAAACATACCTAAATCTTCGCTTTGAATAAGTCCATCTGCATTTGCCACATGTTGATGCTGCAAATGATGCACCTCAGTTCCCATGGTTTCGCCGCATTTCTCACATAAACCCATCACCTTTTTTGCTGAATAATGACTTGTTTTTAATGCCAAAATGCTTGCTGATTGAGGATTGTATTTCATGCGTATATTATTTGCCATTTCTAAGAAATCATCTGGCAAACTAAGCGACTTGCAAACCTCTAATCCATACATGTTTGTACCAGGCCCATCGCGTAGAGTTCTGTCGTATATAAGCATATCCTTTTCCCTGTCATAAACCACTGACATGTGCTTCAAAGACAGTCGCGACAACCCAGTAATCTCCTCATACTTAATAATCTCGTGCAAATGTGTGGCAAAGATAAAGCTGCTTTCAACCTGATGCAATTTATATATTCCTGCTACAAAAATACTTGTAGCAGAAATGCTCTCTGTACCAGAGCAAAGTTCATCGCCCAAAATAAGGCTATTCTTATTTGCCAATCTTAAAATAGTACGTAGCTCGCTCATCTCCACTGCAAATGTGGATAAACCTTTGAATATGTTGTCATTTCCTAAGATCCTAGTAAAAATATAGCTATATGGTTTATAAACAAAGGACGCAGCTGGAACATACAAACCAGATTGGGCCATAATAACTGCTATTCCCGTTGCCTTAATAAAACTAGTCTTGCCAACAGCATTTGTCCCATACAACATAATTCCATCTTCTCCACATCCTAGCGCAATATTATTAGCAACATAGAGCTCATCCTTTTGCAAGTGTTCAATAAGACAATGACGGAGCCCGTGCACATTAATAAACGACTTCTCCGCAGTCTCATCAATAACAGGACGACAGTATCCGTATTTCTTTGCCAAACTAGCCTTTGAAAAAAGCATATCTACATTTACAATAAACTGAATAATTACAGAAATATCGTCTTTATAAAGTTCCAACTTTTCAACAATGGTACCATAAACACCAGTAATGATATCCTTCATTTGAACCTTAATGGTGGAGACATTCTTACAGAGCTCTTTAAGTTGAAAACTCGTTATAATATTATTTGCAGCGCTTTGTTCCGCAAATTCAATGTATGCCTGCGAATTTTTAAACTCAAATGCTGTTTCTTCCTTTGTAAAGGATGAAATGTATGAAAGGTTGCAAACTGATGCTGGGTTTATTGAAAGTTGTTCCTTTAAGATCTTGCATCTGCGTTTAGTAGACAACAGCGTGAAATTATTTTTTTCTGTTTCGTGGATCTTGACATAATCTGTAGTGGATTCATTCTCTTCGCTAGCATCTGCATTTATAGTTTCCTTCTTTGTGATTTTTTTTGCCTTTGACTTGCTCTTTTCAAATTTGCTAACAAGGCCATTCAAATATTTTTTACACGTTTCTAATGCATCCGTTGACTCCATAAAAGTCTGCATATTCTTGTCCAAATTAGCATCAATAGTGCGGTTAATAAAATTAGTTTCAAATCCTTGAAATCCGTCTATATCTTGACACAATGACATGCAAAAGTGCTTATCAAAAAAATCTGTAAACTTGTCGCATAGTTGATCAATGTGCGCAGGTTCTTTAGAATAATGATTCATATATTCCATAAATTTTGCATCATCTTTTAAAGCGCAATAAATAGTCTTGATTGTGCCCAAATTCTTGTAAAACTGATATAACCCTTTAGGCGTCACTTTCCGCATAACAATTTGACGCACAAGCTTGGAAACATCTTTTACACTCTTTAATGGCTCTTCAATAACGGATTCATATGTTGCGTATTGACTTAAAACATGGTCCGTCATCTCATACTCTCGGTTTAACATGACGCAATCCATTGTTGGATTTAAAAAAACATAGTTAAACTGACGCTTCCCCATCGGCGTGAAACAAATGTTTAAAAACTTTGCAACAGACGAGTATTTGCCTTTATAGTTATTATCGTCAATAATATTCAATTGTTTTAAAGAATGGTTAGCCAAAATAAGACGCTGGCTATAGTTTTCAAAAATTGGTTCCTCCAACTTATTAACCAATCCTGGATTGTGTTGATAGACAAAATCTAATAGATAGCAAAACGCCTGCGCGGCAATTGTGTATTCGTAGAAATTCTGCATAAACACTTGAAAATCATCTATTTTGTAAAAACGCTCCAATAGCTCTTTTTGATACACCTGCCTTTCGCAGTTTTTAGCGCGCGTCTTTGCAACTGACGATTCTGGAGCCTCCAAATTTACCATGTGAACCATACCACATTGAATATTTGCATAGTTCACAATATTTTCCGCCTCTTTTTGCGGCAAATTGGTTATCAAAATAGCCTCGCTAGGCATATAAATGGATATAAATCTCTCCAGGTCATCAAATGTAGTTGGGTTATCAATATATTGCTCCGTAAATTCAAAAATATTTGTCTTCCCAGTATAAATATCAATATTTGCCGCGCCGACATAAACTCGCTTATTTGCACCCTTGATAGATGTAGGTGAGTTTTTCATGAAAGACGTCGTAGCAACAGTCTGCACCCAAATGCAGACAATATTGTTGGTTATTTGCTGAGAATCTGCGGCAAAATATGTCCCTGGAGAAAATATTCCATAGAGGCTGCGCGTTGTGTTCTTGGCCTGCTGATCCTGCACATAAACAACCGCCGTAAATTCTGCTTCCTGAATTTTTTTCACGTATTTTTCCAACATAAAGTCTTTAAATCCAGCCATGACAACTTCATGTGGACCTACACACACTTTTTTTTCAACTACAAGCAAATCACATATCCTTGAGAAATCCTGGATTTTACTTCCAGTAATAGAGGAAGAACTTGCATTAGACTCTTTTAACCCATATACTTCAAAAAAAGCCCCCACTTGCATTAGTAATATAGTATTTTGACCATATTCTTGTATGTACTGATTTGTCTTTAAAAAATAGTCCTTGATAAGAGCCATTATGTATTGTAAAACAATATAATACATAGTGTTATATCTTTAACTTCCTTTGATAGATATTTACGATCGTTTAAGAAAAAAGAATACATTGGTATCTAATAACTCTCCATTTGCATCATAATACTGTTCAGGTTCATAAGAACATATACTTCTTCCTTCAAGCTCGCGATGGGTATTAAAAATGTGCAGTTCGTTTTGAATGCAACTACTTTGAAATTGAGACTCAGAATTAAACCAATAGTAACTTTCTTTTGTTAAATTGTATGTTCCATATTTTATGCCTAGTTGAGATATGCTATCAAAATACTTTCTATTCATAAAATAAATTACATTTACACGAAATGTGAGAACATAGTTTCCAGTTTTTATAAAATTATGTAATTTATTTGCAATAATTGTATTGGAAAGACTAGAATTTTCTTCTTGATTTAATAACCATGAAAAATCATCGTTATTTTTTTCTAATAGAGCACATATGTAATTATCATTTTCATAATTATTGTCAATGTTTTCGCAATTCATTCTGCGTTCATCTATAAGAGAATTCATAAAAATTGTTATATTTTGTTTTGAATGAAGACACGTGTCTCCAGTTTTTTCTGAAATTAGACCGAGTCTTTGCAAAATTGTGTCAGCGTCCATATTTAAAAAATTAAAATTTATAGGGCGAGTTATTATAGTATCTGGTCTAATTCGCAATATGTAATCATATTTAACTCCTTCTCTATTTTCATATTCTAACACCTTATTTTGTGCCATATATAATTGATAATATTCAATCATAGATCCACTATCAGCTAAATAACGTTTCCAACGATCTTCAATTTGCATATTTTGCAATGTAGAGTTTTTTAAAATATTCCATGCAAATTCTATTTTATTAAACCAGCTAATTGATTTAATATGTTCTCCCATCTTTTCTAATAACAGTTTTTCTATTTCTGCATACTTGCCTGTTTCCAATACAGAAAATACATGTACATTTTTATTTGTTAAAACATTTTTAACAAAGTGATCTATTACTGTTTTAATAGTTCTAGGTTCTCCTGTATAAATTACTGCTATTCTTGGATATTCTTCTGTCATAAAAGCAATTTAATAATATTAAATGTATAACTTTATATTATTTTAATTTAAACTCTCTTTACATATCTTTGCATCTATTTCTGGTCTAAAACAATAAACATGTCATCTGGTTTGCCAATAAAAAACGTTAAAATTTTCCTTTTTAAATATTTAAAATAGTCGTAATTCATTAACGACAACTTATAGTATAAAAATTTTAAAATAATTAATAAGCAGGTTGCATGCAAAGGTAGAACAATTTTTCCCAAATGTTCCTTTAAAATATCTTCCTTGTATTTTTCATCATAAATAGAAAATTCGGCATTAAACTTTCCACTAGGATCTTTGTAAAATATCTTGTATCCTGTCGTAAAATGGTTATTGTGGTTTACTATCCACACAAATTTTTTAAATTTTTTGCGTTCTGCACGAAGATAATGCTGCATTTTATTAATAGTACTATTTACATTATCTGTAAAAATATCTACATCTATGTCGCTCTTTCCTGGAAAATAATCTTTTCTTTGAACACTGCCATAGTATAGCAGTTTTGTATTTAAATATTCACTTAATCCATTAAAAAATTTTTTAACATCATTGGGTAAATTATTTTTTGTAGTTTCCATTACTAATTTACATAAATATTATTTTTATTTTTGATTATTTGATTATTCACCATCTGTATTATTTAAAAAATTATGAACCAATGTATCTTTATTAATATTTCTAATTTCACCTGAAAGCATAGCAGCCTCATAAGTTTTTCGTAAAATATGCGATGGAGCAATACTTCCTACTTTTAATAGGCATTTATCTCGCAAATATTTTTTAACTTCATTAATAGGTGTTTTTTTTAACTCTTTGTGTGCAGCAATAACCTTTTTTCTAGTATGACGATCTTTCAATAAAATGCCAACCTTTCTATGCACTTTGGATTTTCCCACCGTATGCTTTCTACGAATGGTCTTTTTAATTATCTTTTTCTTTGGAACGAGAACCTCAATTGTTGGCTCTGGTTTTTTAAGCTCTACCTCTTTGTTTTTCTTAATAAACATTTTTGCTGGATTTTTTTCTTCTTCCTCTCCAGTAATTAAATCTCTTAATTCAAATCCTTCGCTAGGTATTGGCATAGACGTAGACGTAGACATAGGTCCTTCATTATTAGCATTTATATTCATATCTAAATCTAGATCTAGGTCTAGGTCTTCTGCAAAATCTGGATTTGCAATTATTGGTGGAATTGTTTGAATGGCAGCAGTATTTACATTTATTACAGGTGCAGGTGCAGGTGCAGGTGCAAATGCAGTCTTGGCTTCTGTTTGAATTGCGACTTTTTCCTGCCTTTCCAAAGATTGAATCTTTTTCTTAATTAGGTTTAAACGTTCTTCCCTCGTCATTTGACTATTTGCAGGAATTTGTTGATTAAATGATATTGAACGTTGTGGTTGGATATATGTTTGCGTTGGATAATACGCGGATTGCATTTGGGTTGGTAGAACAGTCAAAATATTAGAGTTATTGCGTTGTGTTCGTGCCCACGTTTTATAACACGGCTTAACGCCACCTTTTAAACAACCGTATGGCACATCTTCTAAAGGTCTGTAATTTAAACGTACATTTGCGTTTGCTTGTGGAAAAGGTAAGATTACTGGTTCTTTTAATGAATCTGGTAACTCTAATTCTACATGGACATTATTTGATAAATAAGAGGGAGATGCATAATTTTTAACTGTTTGACGATGCAAAGTTTCACGTTTTTGTTGCAGTTTTTTCTCATCTTTTTGTTTTTTTGCCAAATTGGATAAATAATCAATGGATTGATAAAATTCATCCGTATATTTTCCTAGATCTGTACTGGTTGCCTGTTTTTCATTTTTTGCTTTGCCTCCTCTCTGAATTTTTGAATTGTCTAAAGCAATCATTTCATTTGTTTTGTGTTCTTTAATACGCCTTAGTAATTTATTTTTTAATGTATTTGGGCTAATTAACGGTACTGGTTTTGACTTTTTTTCATAGTTTTTCCTAGTTCCACCTCCACCAGACGTTTGCAAATAACTTGGATTGATTTGAATAGTTTTTGTTTTTCTAGTATCGTTTGACATTAATATAAATATAAAAAACAATTCCACGATTACAACACATTAGAATTTACAGGTGTTAATTCAAATATGTTTTATATTTGCATTTGCATTTGCATTTGCATTTGCATTTGCATTTGCATTTGCATTTGCATTTGCATTTGCATTTGCATTTGCATTTGCATTTGCATTTGCATTTGCTTTACACCCTTGAAGATTTAAAATGGGACAAAAAAATATAATAAAATTATATTTTATAATTAATATGTGCTGGAATGAGAATATTTCATTAAATACATTTTTATTTAGTAGTTTTATATTACTACTT